ATTGTTTGTTTAAAATCATTTCCTCCATAACCTGTAGATGTAAAGTATTTGTCTAATGCTTCAAATTCAAGGTAGAAATGTTTATAAAATTTATTTGCTTTAATAAACTCATAATTATAACCATATATTTCTCTCCAACGTGGATCATCTGACCATCTTTGTCCTTTAGTAGACATTATGTCTATATAATCCTTTTTAACATTAGTTCCAACTCCTGTAGGGTATACTGGAGATTGTAATTCAGTTACAGCCCATCTATTAGAGCATTTATTTTCTAGTTCTACAAAATCTCCTTGTCTAACTATAATTCTAGGTAAATCTAATTCTACGAAATCATCATATTTAAATGAACAAGTTCCAAATTGAGTATCTACATAAGCACCTGTTAAAACAATACCAATTTTATCTACTGTACCTGCTGTAGATTCTGCATCACAGCAAACAGTCCAATAAGAATTTTTATAAGGGTCTAAATTAGTAAATACTGGAATTTCAGTAGTACAACTTGTTTTCATTAAATTATCAGATAATTGTTGAATAGTATAAGTATTTGCACAAGTACCATTATCAGATTGAGCAATAGACCCAGATACTACAGAAGAATTACCTGAATAAAAAGCTGTAATGGCTGCTAATTGAGAAGTACCTGATACATCATCACATACATCATCCCCTAAAACTAAACATAATTCTCTTACAGTTTTGTAGTAAGCATCAGAAGCTTCCCAAGCTGTAGTAGTAGCAGTAGCTAATTCACAATAAGGAGCATTATATCCAATATAAGTAATAATATCCCCTGTGGAAGCTGCTGAAGGAGTAGTACCTGTAGTATTATGAACTACATAAGTAGATTCCCCATTAACATAACTAAGTCTATAAGCACCAGAATCATTATAGCCTCCTCCACCACTGCCTTGAACAGTAGTTAAATTAGCAGAAGTTCCTGCATCTTGTCTTTGAATCTTGTATTTATAAGTCTTGTCCACCAATGTATATCCAGAAGGACAGTCAGCACAATTAGAAATAACTGTATTAGCTTGATTGCTGTAAGCAGCAGGAGCAGCTTCAGTTCCTAATTGTATTAAAGTATAAGTGGAAAAAATTCCAACCCTTGCAGTGCGGCTGATAGTAGCATTTGGATATGTTGCCTGAATAGCAGCTAATTCCTGAATTCCTCCTTCGTCAGCAATAGTTAATGTATAAGATTCATAAGCTACTGTTTCAGCAGTAGGTGCATCTGTATATGATACTAATTTTTCTGCCTTTACAAAAGGAGAAATACGTGGATGCTTATTGATTTGTCCTACAAAATTATCTACTACAGCTTCTACATCAGCAGAGCATCCAGATACGCAATCTTCACAGCAACCTGTTTGAACAACAAAAGTCTCTGTTAAAGGTTTAGCTCCAAAAAATCTTGTAGCAGGAGAACCCTCAATTTGTAAAAACAAAGTATAAGCTTCATCACATGTAGCTGTAATTGTTTTACAATCAGAAGTTCCATCCCAACCAATAGCTACTTTATGATTTTGAGCTTTTTTAGGAGTAGATTTACGCCATGCAATTAACTTGTCTGCCCTAATAGGAACAGATTTAAAACTCATAGCAGCATTAGTCCATGAAATTTTTTCTTCATTTGGAGAACCCATTGCAACGATAATTTCAGGTACTACTTTAGATGAAGTTTGATTAGCCAATGCTTTATAATTTTTACTGTTGAAAATACCTAACTGTAAAGGTACTAAGTCAGCAGTTGTTTTTGTAGGATCAGTCATAACTGAACCAGAACCTACAAAGTAATTGAAAGTTGTTGATTGTGCAGAATTTGTCATTTTTTTAATTATTTTTTATTAGTTATTTTTCTTTAGATTTATAAAAGATCTTTCTTCAGTTATAATATAAACTTTTATTCTGAATTTTGCAAATTTTGTTGAGCAATTTGATTACTAAATTGATTTTGCATATCTCCAGATAATATTCTACAAGCTTCATCAATTGACATTTCTACTATATCATCAGGAAGTTCTGGATCTATAGTAGTTGAAGATGTGCCATCTTGTTTAATATAACCTACTATGTCTATATTTCTAGGTTTTCTTAAATAGGTAAGATAAACTTTATTTATTTTAAATTTATTTTGAGTAAAGACTTTTAATTTATTTTCTACTATAGTGCCGATAGTTTCATCCCAATCAAAAGAAGGGTTTATAAAATCATTGTCTAATAGTGTATTTAAATTAGATTCTTCTTGTAAATAAACTTTTAAATTCTTATAATTACACTTTTCATTTTTTGCAGAACAATATGATCTAATATATCTTAAATAATCCTTTGGTAAAGATTCTGTTAAGAAATACTCAAATTTATCATTTCCAGATAATACTTTAGGCTCTGAATTTATTAAGACCTGTAGATCATCCACTCTATTGGTAGTAGATTCAAGTCCTGTTTTATAAATATTATTCTTGTTAGATAGTCTATTTACTATATTTAATTGTCCTTTATTATAAGCCTCTACCATCACATAAATTGGAAGATTCTCATCATCATGAGTATCTTCTTTATTTAAACGTTGGCGAATTTTAAGTGCAACATCTAAACTAGTAATCATTAAATTATTTTAACTTCTCTTTTTACTTCTCCTTCTATATCTTTTAAAATAGACATATTTTTTGATTGTGTCAAATAATTAAATATATCTTCAGGAGTTTTTCCAAGTTCTTGTAATGTAGCAGAATATTCATATTCTTTAGTTTTACTATTAAACCTAATTACATTAGTCATAATAGCATACTTAATTAATACTTTATTATACAATACATCTCTATCCATTTCACAAACTTTAATGAAATTTCTATAAAATGTTTCTCCTCCTTTTACTTTTTCCCCATCTATAATTCCATTTATATAATCATCTGCTCTCTTATATAACCTCATATCAGACTCTGTACCTAGTCCTTTATTAGCAGGTAATAAATGTTTAACTACTAACAAGAATCTTTCTTTATCTTGAGAAGAAATAGTATCTAATAAAGTTATTGCTTTATTAAGTTCTTTCTTTTTAATTACTTCATTTTCTACATCTACTTCCGTATTTGATATATAGAATTTATAAGTTTTATTAGATTCTCTTGCAGTTACTAAATCAGGAGCTACATCAAATGCTGGATTATATTTAGCATTTGTTTTTATAATCTCCATCATTACTTGATGTTCTGGATTATCTGAATTTAATATTGTCATTTCAGATTTTAATTCTATAAGCATCTCTAAATAAAATGGATTTGCTTTTATAGAACCATCTGGTAATCTATCAACTAAAACATCATCTACTTTAAAATGAGGATATTTTGAATTAAAATCTTTTACTTTTTGCTCAATAGATTTAATTTCTTTAGTTCTTAACTTCTCATCCTGTATTAAATCTAAATAAAAAGCATTTTTATCAAATCCTGTTAAATATTTCCCATATATAATAGGAACTTCTGTAGTTGTACTTGTTCTTGGAAAAGCATTCATTCCTAAATCACTTAGTCCTATTGTATCTTTATCCTTATCTACATAAGGCTTAATAATCATTGTTGCCATTTTTTCTTAATTTATTTTTCTTACAAAAATTAGTGGAGAATTAAAATATCCTCCACTTTTCAAAATTTCTTAATTATCTTCCTGTTTTTGGATTTATTAATTCAAACATTAAAGATTTTGTTGGGTCTACCAACCACATATTAGCATGTCTCATAGACATAGTACCTTTGATACCTGAGAAATTACCACTAGAAATGAAAGTAGCATTTTGATCTGCCCAATCTATATTTCCAATTTGTTTTTGATATCTCAATTTGTCATCATAAGCCCATTTAACTAATTTAATGTTATCTGCTTCAATATCATTTAAATCATAGATTATTCCTGTAAAAGAAGATAATCTGTAATGTCTATCAATAATAGGATTTGAAATATTATTAGCAAATACTGGATCTAATGCAGGTTCATGTACTATAGTAATCTTGATTTTAGGGAAAGCTTTCAAAAAGAAAGAATTAAATCTCATTGTGTAATTCAAGTTTTGTCTATCTCCTTGTAAAAATCTCTCAGATTCTCCAACTTGAACAACTACTCCTGAACTACCAAATTCTTTTTTAATTTCTTTTTGAATAAATTCATATAAACCAGCACCTACTTTGAAAATAAATTCTCCATCAGCTTGAAAATCAATACGATGTTTGAAATGTAATTCAATTCTAGCTCTTAAATAATCAAGAGACATTGTAGATAGATTGTATTTTTGTACAGTACCATATGTTCTATGTTGCCAGTATAAACCTGGAGAAGTTTGCATAGTATCATACTGAATAGAAGTAGTACCACCTGTACCCCACATTAAGTTCATAGTCCATTCGTACATTAATTGATCCATAGTAGCTCTTTCAATCTCCATGAACCAGTTTTTTCCTACGATATCTTTTTTTGCAGCAGACTTATCTCCTTTATAAACTTCATTTACAATTTTAGAAATATTAGTAGAAGGCTCTCCTAACATATATTTATATGCATCAGAACCAGGGGCAAACTTGTAAAGTTCCCAAACTCTATAATCCTGTCCAAGATCTTTTGATTTACCTTGTTGTAACATGATTAAAGATTTTTTATCTATAGAGAAATTTTTAGCAATTTCAGTATTAGATAATCTATAATGCCACTGTCTTTCCCCTACTTCTGTTTGGAAAGTAGAAGCTACTGTATCATTATTATCTCCTCTACGAGAAGTAATTTTATAGTATTGAGTACCTGGAGTTAAAAACTCTTTAGATAAATAAGCATTTTTAGCTGCTACTCCATCTATTTTCAAGTGATGTATCCATCTATCGCCATCTTTATAAGGTTCTTGAGTTACAATCAATTGAAATTGATTGTGAATATGGTCATATGTGATTACATTAGTTACAGAAAAAGGTTTATTAAATGCAACTTTAAACTCTTGTCCATCAATACCTGGTTTTTCAGTTTCAGATAAATCTTCTACAATCATAGGGTTTTCTAAAGCAACTGCTGTACTCCAAGTAAAACCTTTATCTGATTCTACAGATACAGTTGTCTTAGCAATCTGATCAAAGTTATAAAGTGGTTGAACATTTCTAAAAATTTGTGTCCAAGTTTTAACTAATCCCAAATCATCCATTGGGACTTCTTTTCTGATACCAGCAGCAAATAAATTACTTTCAGTAATGTGTGTGTTAGGAGAATAGTATTGCTTGTCTTGTACTAAAACTCCTTGTTGTAATAAATTGGGTGTAGCCATAATTGTGTTTAGTTATTTAAATTTAATTTAACAAGATCCTTTGATTTTTTTACCTCCAGACATGTTGGTTTTATTTTTTGTTATTTTTGGTGCAGGTAATTTAGTACTGACTTTTTTACCTATTGTTTTTGTCATTTTATTCATTTTAAAAAATGTTTCCTAACTTTTTGAAAGATTGTTTTTTAGATTCTTCTAATGGGGTAACTTTATCTGCAACTTTAAGTTTTTTTATAGTATCATTTGCTACTTTTTTTTCTGCTGAAATTTTCAATTGATCTACTAACTCATTAGGTGCTACAGCAGCTAAACTCATCAATGCTAATATTTTATAAGTTTCTTTTGGATTTTCACTGTGTATATAACTATCTATTAATGCTGTTAAACCTAATTTTTCTTTTTTATCTGTAGGTCTTACAGCAAAAGTTGATAATACATTTGCTACTTGTTCTTTTTTAGATTTTGATAAGTTAATACCAAAAATATTATCTTCCTTTAATGCTTCATTCACAAAATAATTGTGATATTTTTTAAAATCTTCTTTCTCTTTTTGTTTTAAAGCTATAGCATCTTCTTTCTCTTTTTGTTTTTTATCTAAATCTTGAGAAATTTCAGATTTAGCATCTTCAAATTCAGATTCTAGTTCATCTCTATCTATAATCTTTTCCACTTGTTTGGAAGCCCATTCACTATCTTTATTTTTCTCTTTAGCTAATCTATTATAATATAATCTTACTATTTTTTCTTTTTCTTCCTGAGTAGGGTTTTCTGGAAGTTTTTCAATTTCTTGATAGTCAGAAAGATCCTTTATTAAATCAGATACTGAGACTCCTTTAAATTCTCCTGTTAATACTTTTTGCATAGTAGGACTAAGTTTAGAAATAGCTTGTTCTAAAATAGTTTCAGCTAGTTTTTCTCCTTGAATTTTTAGATTTTGTTGATATAAATCAACAAATTGTTCTGGAGTGTAGTTTAATTTATCTTCATCATCACCCTCATACACTAAAAATTCATCATTAGATTTGATTAATAATTGTATCGCTTCCCCTAAAGATGAATTTCCAGATTTATTATCAACAGTTCCTTTATCAGAATCCTCATTAAAAAGATTAGAAATTTGTTCTTCTCTTACTTCTTCTTTTACTTCTTCTGAGAATAAATCTAACTTTTCAGTTTCAATATTTAAATCTTGTGTTTCAGATACAGATTCAAACAATGAATCTATTTCTAAGGGATTATCAAATACTCCCTGATTTTCTTTTTCTATCATATAAATTATTTTTCTTCTTCAATATTAATTTAATAAGTTATTTCAATTAATCCTAATTTTTTTTCAATTAAATAACAATTTTTTAATTTTTATTTTTTGCATTTGTTTTTGCAACTAATAAATCATTTTTTTGATTTGCTAAGTCTCTTTGTATTTCCATAGCTTTAATCCTCTCTTTTGACTGAAGTTCTTGTTTTTTAATATTTACTTTCTCTTTCTCAATATCCATTTTAGATTTTATCTCTTTTTCCTTTGATTTATTTTGTAGTTCTGTATTTAAAATATCAGCATAAGATTTTTTTTGTTCTAAATTAAATCTTTCTACTTCTAGTATATCATTTACTCCTGAATTGTCTAAATCACTTTCATTTGAAAAACCTAAAGACCTAACATCTGCTACATACATATCTTTTATTCTATCTTTTTGTTTTTCTTCTGCTTCAAATATTCTTTTTGCTTCAGCCTCTTGTTGTTGCGAAGCTAATTGCTTATCTAACATTTCTTGCTCATGTTGTCTTTGAACTTGTTGTTGTTCCTGGGCTTTTTGTAAAGATTGAGCTAATTGATCTTTTATATCTCTAATATTAGATGTTTCTATTATTACAGCTTTATCTAAAAGAGAAGCACCTGTAGTATTATCTTGTATAGCTAGTTGTCTTAGTTGTTCTAAAGCTCTTGAGGAATCTGGAGAAGATGTTACATAAATATTAAACCTTCTAAGAAGCAAATCTTCAGTATCTAATTCAAATATCATATTTTCCTGGTCTGAATTTAAATATTGAACTCTTGAGATTGGTTTTTTTGATTCTACATATTTTTCAGCATCCAAAAGAAGAGTTTTAAGCTCTTCCATTAATTTTGTGTGGTTGAAGAAATATAATTCAGTCTGAGAGTAAGAATTATTAATAGCTTGATTTACTCCTGTAGCAGTTTCTTGAGAATTTATAGTTCCCATTCTTTGAGGAGTAATACCTATAATTTTAAGAATTTGTTGTTCACAATAATTTGCTAATTCTATACGAGATTGAAATTGAGGATTTTTTAGTAAATTTACCACAGTAGGCTGTTGCATAATAGAACCTCCTTCCATATTAGATGCTGAATTATCTACAACACCTAACCCTGTATCTTTAGCTGTCATTATAAATTTAAGCCAATTATATTTTCCCCAGCTACCATCAAGAGATTTTTGAGGAATCAACTTTTGATCCATTATATAAAATAGACCTATCTCTGTCTTGGCAAATTTATCTATTTCATTCATAAACCCATTATACAAAACTTGTAAAGCTTTTGTCTTATCTATTAAAGATAATTTTCCTACATTCATATTAGGTTCAAAGCCATCACATCCTACTACTGGAATTTTAGGTTTAAAGGGATTAATAGAATCAGTATGTTGATATTCAGTAGGTTGTACATCTATATATACCCATCCTCTTGATACATCTTTATTTAATTCCTCTACACTATCTTCTTTATTGAAGATAGTTTTTTCAAGATAATCATTCTCATTTACTACTGTAGAAGGTACTGAGCCATAAGAAAAATTAACTTTAGTCCCTTTCCAAACTTGAGGAGCATAAAAATATTCTAGTTCTTCTCCTGCAATTAAATTTTTTTCTTTATCATATTGGGGTTTAATAGTGACTTTAAAAGTATCGTCTACTACTTTTTTTATTTTAATTCCTTCATATACAGCAGTTAATTCAGCTAATCTTCTCCTAGACATCCAATATCCCTCTGTAATTAATACTTTGGAAGTAGCAGATAATTCCATACCCCCCATCATATACTTAAAAGCAATCAATTTTTTCTCATTCAACATAAGTGATTGATTATCATCTGGTTGTAATCTACGTTCTGAAAAAGAAGGGGTAACTCCTAAAGGGGTATTATACTTTTCAATAAGTGCTTTATCTATTTTATCTCTATATTTAGAAACTACATCATGTATAGTTGTCCAATATTGTCTAGCTACTAAATCTGCATCTGAAGTATATTTTATGTGTTTTGGTTTTATAACTAATGTATCATATGGATTCCATAATACTACATCAATATCATTTTCATCTATACGAATTTCTGCATAGGCTTCATCTACAATTAATTGATGTTTAAAAAGTTCTAATTCTTTTTCCTGTAACTTATATTTATAAATTGCCTGTTCCATTATTCTATTAGCCCATTCTTCATAATTAGATTTATAATGACGTTGCATAAATTTTTGAATCTCTGGAAGAGACATTGCTTGTTGCATTTGTCCCGCAAATTGTTGTTGAAATTCAGGATTATCTTGCGTAATACCTTGTTTTTCAAGAATTTGTGCAATTTTAGCTTGTGCTTCTTGTTGAATACGTTGTAACACTAATTGTTTTTTATATTCATAGGATTCATTCACAGAGTATTCATCAATAGCTTTAATCTTTATATAATCAAATTTCTTGAGTAATTCCCCACACAATACATTTATAATAGTAGGAACAATTGGGTAAAAATTAAGATCATCTGCAATTATCTCACTTTCAGCTAATAAAGAATCTTCTAAACCAGTTTCTACAATATCAAATAGTCCTTTAAATTCATTATCTTCTACATCTATATAATCAGTTACATCTATAACTCCTTGAGCCATATTATAATTCTTGGACAGTCTTTTTTGTTTTTCAGGTAAATGAGATTTTAATAATTGTTCCATCCAATCAAGATTGGCTCTTCTCCATAACTCATCTTTTTCTTCTGTAGGAAGAGCTTGAGCAGGTTGTCCAAAAATTCCACTATTATATATTATAGGCATTAGATAATTTTTTTAAGTTTGTGTGAGAAAATCTACTCCTCAACATTAATTTAGCATTTTTTTGGTTAAAATTTACATTTTCTTTTGTATCTTCTGGAATTACTCCTAAAACTTCATTATTTTTAGCATGTAATAAAGCAAGACCAAAACTACATATAGCGTCGTAATTCCCTTTTTCATACTCTTTTTTAGGTCTGTAATTAACTAATTCTCGTAATAATTGTAAATCTCTTATTCTTTCTATCCCAAGATGTACAGTTGGTTCTCCTGTGTTCTCATCATATGAAGTAAAAATTGGCTCTTTAATGTAAGCAGAAATAGCGTCAATTATCTTTTCATGTAGTTTAGGAGTCATTACTACTCCATATGGTTTTGTCAAATGTGCTGTACCTTGAGGAGTTAAATCTTTTGACCATTGAGGAGCTTTTGCTAATCTAAATTGTTCTTTTATCTTAATAGATTCTTCAATAAACCAGTTTACGTTATTTTCTACTAAAGCTTCTGCATTATACCATTCTAATAATAGCATTGCTTTTTGATACCAATCCATTTTATCTTTTGGTCTTGACATAAATTTAGCTACTATTCTATCTTCTGTATATTCTTCTGATAAATTATGTGAACCTTTATAGATATGTATAACATTTAAAGAGGGTGAATTGACTGATTCTGAATCTCTTACAATATCTACACCTGCCCAATATACTCCATATGTTTGTCTATTTGGTGGAGGAAATTCCCAAATTTGTATTACCCCATCTTTATCTTTTCTTTTTGGGTCAATAGGATGTTCTAGAATAGGTTTATGATCATATTTAGATAATAATTTATGTTTGACTACTTTATCTTGAGTTCTATATAAATCTATAAATGTTCCATGGTCTTCATTTTTTTCTATCTTAGCTATTTGAGGATTAATTAAATCTGTAGGGAATACATTATCTCCTCTGTATTGAAAACATTCAGCTAAAGTCAAAGGAGCTTGTGAAATAGAAAACTTATCTGCTTCTTTTGCATTTTCTCCAATTAATCCTTCTCTTTTTTTTCTGATATAAGCTTCTGCTCTTTCTACAAAAGAATTACCATGTTCATCTATAAAAGGTTGACCAAAAAATTCAGAGGAAGGATCATCATCAATACCAAAATAAGCCCAAGATTCAGGAACAAAGAACCCACACTTTTTGCCTGAAAATTCATTATCTTTATCCCAAATATTATCTACAGCATAAAATCCATTTTTTTCAGGGTATTGGACATAATCTTTTAGTCCTCCTTCTAAATGTTTTAATTCTCCTACTGCTCCTGAAAATATTATAGTTCCTGTTTTAACATTACCATAATACATCATCGAATCAATGTATCCTTTAAATTTAGATAAAACTGGATTAACCCCTGATTCATCCCCAAATATCCATTTTGCCCCTCCTCCTACTCCCTTACTGGGTGATTTAGATAATATTAAACCTTTTAAAGAATTTTTTCTCCCTACAGTAATATTTCTACCACTTTCAGAAATAACTTGTTTAGCTACCCTCCAATTTAAAGGCTTAGATGGGGTAAACTCTCTATACCAAGCAGTGTGAGTATTTAAATGCTCTCTATAAGGCTCAATAACTTCTACCCATGTTTTTAAAACCTGAGCTTCTTCATAAGTAGCTATGTAATTTGGAGAACCTCTTGAAAAAAATAGTTCTCTAATTAATGTAGAACAAAATTTAAGTGTGAAACCTGAATTATGTACATGAATTCCATTAGCAAAAAAACTAGCAGTGTTTTTAGTTTTTAAATCATAAGTAAGAGTTTGTTTTTCTACTATTTCAATTTTTTTAATTTGAGAAGTATTCTCTTTATCATTATGAATTTTAACTATGTTTAAATCAGCATCTTTTTTAAAAATACCTATTTTACTTAAAAACTTCTCGGATTCTGTAGTTTTATATATCCTAAGTTTATAGAATTTTTTCTTTTGTTTTTTTCCAAAAGAGGTTTCTTTTATAGAACAATTAATGTCGAATTTAGAAAGTAAAAACGAAAGCTGATTTAAAAATTTAAGAGACATACTTCCTATACCTATTTCATATCTATGACTATTTGAACGAGAATTGTACATTCTTGATAACCACCCATCTCCTGCAAAAATTCTATTAATCATTAAAGCAGTAGATTCTTTATCAAGATTCATATATTTAATAGGGATAGTCCTTTCAGCATCTTTATTACAAAGACCTTGTTCAAAAAGGTATCTTTTAAAAAGATTAGGTTTTCCTTTACTTTGTTCCTTATTAGTTATTACATAATCATACCCATTTCCTTTAATATGTTTTCTAATACAGGAATCACTTCTCCACTTTAGAAAATGATATTCAAAGTCATTTAAATAATCTTGGTTAGTATTTGTAAACTTAGGAGCTATGTTTTTTTGACTATAAGAACCATCTGCAAAAAAATATCCCATTACAATAGCCTCACTTTCTTCTATGGTTATATTTCCAAAAGGAGGGTTAATTGTATATAAAACATCTTTTATCTTTAAATCTTTAGCTTCCTTCCAGCCTTCAACAGTATTTATTTTATGCTTTTCAGTACATTCTATAGTTTTACCTCCTGTTAGAGTTATTTTTAAAATCTGATTTACTTTTTTAGCTATCCAAATATCTTCTACAGAATCTATCACCAGTTCTTTTTCAGAGTTTAAAGAGTAAATATCTCCTCTATAATTTTGATTAAATAAGCTTTCAATAGTTTCTACTCCTAAAGGAGTATAAATAAAGCTGTCTTTATCTATACACTGTCTTTTCTTAATAACTACAAAATCTTTTTTTAGGAAAACAGCGTGTTCTAAACATAAAAATGTATGATAGTCCATATCATATACATCAGCAAAATCGTATTTACTATCTTGTTTTCGATAAATTGGTAAATAATTAAGATAAAAGTAATATAATCCAGGAATATAGAATCCATCTATCCACAGTCCATTTAATATTCTTCTTTCTTCTTCATCCCAAAACTCATGCCAATCATGAGTTTCATCTATTAAATCAGTATAGTATTCATTCTCTTGAAAAAAAATTGCACTTTCTCTCCACTTGTGAGTATCTTTTAAATTATATTCACCTACCTTTTTAATTTGGTCTTTATATTCTTGATCTGTATTTAACATTAAAGTTCTCCTTTTCCCGTTGTTCTATTTGCCTTGGTTTTCATTTTTCCTCTTTCTGCTTCTACATTTTTTTCCATTTCATCAAACTCTGTTTTTATCTTATTACATTTTTCAGCTATTTTAATCCTTTGAGTTAAAGAATCAGAATCAAAAATTATGGATGAATCAATATAGTCCATTATATCTTCAAGATTTTTTTTGTTTTTTTGATAGTATCTATAAGAAGCTGTAACATACATTCCTCTCATAGCTTCTATAGCTAATAATACATCTGGATTATCTGGAAAAACTACAAATTTTTTTTTTAAAATATCTTCTTTTTCATCGTCAGAATAATCTGCATATGGATTAATAGATTTAAAAGGACAGGCATAATAGAAAGCATAAGCTAACATATCTGTAGCTCTCTTTTCATATTTATCTATTATCTGTTTAAATTCAGGTATTAGATGACAATGAAGACTTGGTTTTACTTTACCATTTTCTACTGTAAATAAATCTGTTATCATTTAAGTTTTCTTATTAGTTCTAACATCTTTTTATATATTTTTTTCTTATAATCTTCTATATCATCAAATATAGCTTCATTTATTTCTAACCATAAATGAGGATGTTTATAAACAATGTGTACTATTAAGTTATCAATTAACTTTTTCATTTTATTTTCTTTTAAAGATTTTGATAAATAGTTTAATATA